CCCTTCATCGTTATGGTTTAATTATATCATGGAACTATTATAAAGTAAAATAGGAAACCCCTGGCTGTATAGGGCCAGGGGTCTCGATAACTCTTAGAGAGTTTTAATGAACGTGTATGGAGTCTTTACCAGGGTTGCCTCGAAGGCTTCTGGGAAAAGCTCCTGTAGGACCTTACGGTCGATTTTGGAATTAGTTGAGTGCGCAAGCTTGAATCGCTCTACACCACCAATAACTGCGATGTCCGCGTTTCCTAGAAGTTCGCGGAGGATAGCTTCTGCTTCCGCCTTCTTCTCTTCGTACGCCTTAATCGCATCTTTAGCGAATGTGAATGCTGCTAATGCTTTTTCAGCTGCCGCAGCTTTATTTGTGAGATCAACCTTGTCAGATACCTTTGTGACTGTTGATGTCTTTGTCTCTGTGATTACGGTGCTAACCATGTGGTTACTTCCCTTTCGTCATTTTTGTCATTTGGCGCCGGTGTTCCGGCGTTGGTACTATTATATCAGGTTTACTCGGTAAGTAAAACACCACCGGCGCATTCCATACAGACAAGCCAGACGTCATCGTCTTCCTCGACGCAGATGACACAAGGAGAGAAGCGACTGTTGATGTAGCCAATAGCTACGTCACAATTCTCGCATACCGTATCATCCGCATCGAATTCTACAAGATCCAATAGCTCAGCTTGCTTTGCCTGTTCGGCAGTCTCTACTACATACAGCTGGATGCTCACCATGGGGTGAACAATAAACGGATGTTAGAGGGCTGACTTAAAAAGTTCCTGTAGCTTAGCCATCTTGGCGTTTGCCGCGTCGAGCTGGGACTGAAGATCTGCCGTGCGCTCTGCAACCATCTTCTCGATGAGGTAGTCTACTACCTGGTTCGAGCTGACCGCAACGGGAAGCGGTGTAACCTCTACAAGCTGCGCATTAAGGTGCGCGCGTTGGATCTTCTTAGTCGGATACTTATAGATCTTGCGGGCCGTAAATGTTTCAGGCTTGTACAAGGCTATGCCTGGTACTACTTCTGCAATCGTACGTGGTGGAACGATTCCGGCAGGAGACCAGAACAGTGTTGCCCGTAGAGAGCGAGCGTCTTCTCCCTGCGCGCGGACGCGACGTTCTTCATGCGTTTCCTTGCGAGAGGAAGCCTTGCCTGAGTTTATAAGTTCTTTTAGTGCAAGCCTGATGTATGTTTCATCGTAGGCATGCTTAGTTTCACGAGAGACAAGCTCCGTGATTTCAATTACTGAAAGCGGTTGAGTTTGACTTGCTAAGATAGCACGAACTGACTCTGTGAATGTAAGAGTTGGTTTTACCATTGATGTAATTGGAGTGTCCTTTGTGTCGTTTAGGCTTACAGGTGTTGTAAACCGAGCCATATGCTTTAGCTTTGGCATGTAATTCCTTTCGTCCTTTTGTCCTACAATTGAATTATATCAGGATGTTCCTGAAATGTACCATAACCTGGGTAAAGGTATTTTTGAGGTTTTTAACATGACCTTCGACAGTACTGAGAGCTTCTTAGTACCTGTACTAAGAAGCGAGCTGGCTAGAGCCGAGCTAGGCATCAAGCTGGAACTTCTTAGTAGTCTCACCAAGAAGTCGCAAGCTAGCTGCATCGGGGATTCCCGTAGCTCTATCGTTCGCGTACCCGATCTGGCGTTGCCATCTGGCATATGCGTGCTGGGTCGACCCGTCAAATAGATCTGGTATAAATCGTCCCAGGCCGCCTGTTACGTTTGCAAGCGCAAGCTGGACAAGCCCGATGGACTTGTTACGCCTGCCAGGGCGAATGCTAGATAGCTGCAAGCCTGCCCGCTGGCCCGTTGGTATATTTTTGCTCCCAGGCCGGTGTGTTGGATTTCCAAAACCAATGATCTCGTGCTTGGACCTGACACGCCTGTACACACCCATCTGGTGAACGTCAGCCTTAGGCAGGCCGCTGTTTATATTTCCCTCTATAGTCCACACGATACCGTCAGCCTTCCATCGGCTTGTTTCTAGTACCAGGCCTACATGCGGAACACTAAATGTGTCGCCCGTTGGGAAAACAAAGAACGCTATATCTCCAGGCCGCGGTTTTTGAGAGAGCCGTCCTTGCTTGTTAAATTCAGCAAGCCCGCTGGGCGGATAAACGCAGCTAGGAATCGTCACGCCTGCGTCGTGAAATATCGCGTCGATAAACGAGCCAGCCCAGACCGTGCCGTCATATCCGGAGCGTTCTCCAAAGGGAGTCCGTCCGCTAGTGTTGGCGGTATATCCCAGCCAGGCCTGAGCCTGTTCAAGAACGCTACTCGCGAGTAAGGGCTTCAATTTGTAGACGCTCCAGACTTGTTACCAAGTTCTCCGCCTCGTTTGTGCGAGCCGTCAACCGTACGTGCTCCTCGCGGGTAGCCGCCAGCTCCAGGTCGTTGGATAGGCATGCCGCGTGTTCGCGCGCCGTGTACAAGATCTCTTCTATGTCCGTCAAGCTCATGTGTTAGGTTCCGTGTCCGCATTTGTTGTTTCCTCTTTGTCCTGGCCGTCGTGTGTCTGGGGAATTTCTTCTACGTCATGGATCTCTGTACCTGCCGTTGCCAGCTGGGCCGCCGTGTGAATTGCGCCCTGGGCTAGGCGGCCGAGCCGCTCGGATATAATCTCCGCCGCAGGCCTTCCGTCCGTGACGTTGATGTTACCGTCTAACTCTATACCGCCTCTTACTCCCGCGCGATCTAGAATCTCCGTAGATGCCTTTAATCTTACCGGCTCTGAAACCGCGGAGTTCATGAGATCTTCTAAGACGTCTACCGCATAGGGAGCTGCTTGAACTAGTTTCTTGCGTGCCCGCTCGATGTCGTCGCTAGGATTCTTCTTGACATGCCTTAAATGAACGCGGCATAGGCCGTCATCTTTAATCCGGCCTGATGACCAAAGCATACAGCGGATCTGGTCGTCCTTGACCTGCCGGCATCTGTGAGGGAGAGCGGTCGGCTTACGTTTCTCGGAGGAAATCGGGTTATCCTGCTCGTTGATCCACATCCGTGTTGCTCCGATAACCCAGGGAGGAACGATGTGATCCGACGCCGACTCCGCAACGAGGTCTAGTCCTGTCAGGTAATCGGAGTTCATGTTCTTGGGATCTACGAGGATCGGCTTCTTCTCAGCTAGAGAAAGAATTCTGCGCTGCGTGACCATGTCCTTTGACCGGGCCTGGATGAGACCGGTAGGAACGCCGTTCGTAGCGTAGACCGTATCCCAGCCCATCTGGCTTGAGCGCAGGATAGATCTGTTTTCATAGGTGTCTTCACACACGCCGCGGGAGTGTTCAAAGATTCCTAGGGCGCCAAGATCCGGGCGGATGTTCGTAGGATCTTCAATGATGGGGGTTGCATCATTGTCATCGTCCTCATCGGAGACCGGGAAAAGATTTGCTGTTGTCATTGTTCAATTGTACATACAAGTAAAAAAGGAGACAGACTCCGTAACCTGGGGAGAGGTCTAATTACGGAGCCTGCCTCGTTCTTTTTGGAAGTTAGAAGTTACTTACTTCTTCTTTCCAAATGCTGCGTCATTTGGATTTAGGTAACGTAGGACAACAGGAAGGATAGCCGCAAGGCCAGCCTTTGCGATGTCCGCTGGATCTGTCACGCCTGCCATGTAAACCGCAATTCCTGCGGCAAGAAATGAACGAGCCCATGAGGCTGCCATTGCTTTTAGATCATTCATGTGTTTTCTCCTTACGAGTCGGGGTTGACTCTAAGGAAATTCTACATCAGGTTGGAGAGGTTGAGGAGGGAAGTGGAGAGAGAATACCTCGCTTCTGCTTTGTGTAGAAACAGATTGGGAAGGTTACGGGTAAACTGCTTCTCTAGAGCGGATCGTTTCCTTGAATCAAATCAATCGCCTGTCTTAATCCCAAGGTGTAGAGGGTCGTGTCATCTGGGACTTCAGCCTCCCAATGTTTAATCATCTTCGTTAGCTCATCAACCAAATCGTCTTCTAGTCTCTGTAGCTTTTTAGTAACCACAATGTAAAGATCTTCCTCACGGTAGCCAGGGTGGGCTAGAGCTCTAGTTAAATCTTTATATAATTCAATTGCAAATTCGTTGTTCATGCTGTCTCCTTAGTTTTCTTTGCTACCGTCACGTTTACTGGCTTCCAAGCTTTATTACAACTGCAACCACAGATCCACAACTTGTCGTACCACCCAATTTCATGGCAGCATTTTTCATGGAAGGTGTCACGACAAAAGCCGCAAGAACCTTGAAGTGGGATAACCTGACGAGTCCCAGTCCACTCTTCACTCCGCTGATCTTTCGAGTTATTCGACGACATAAACAACGCCCTTGTGATGTTTAACCTTAACCAATGGATCTACCCAGATCTTGTATCCGGCTTCCTTCGCTCCTTCACACCAGGAGTAGTCTTCTCCCATGTTCACCGCAAAAACGTTTTCCTCCCAGAAGACCTCACGAATCTTGAACCAGGGTCTCTTCATGCTTTCAAAGACTCCATGCTTCATCGCAACAAAACCAAAACCTACACCGCCAACCTCTACTGGATCCCAATGGAGAAGGAAGTCGGACTTGTTAACAAGCGTTGGACGCCCTTGTGGATCTGATAGATTAACCGCTACTGTACCGTTTGGGTGTGTTTGGTACACTCCGCTAACCACATCCATCTCTGAATCGTAGATACGTAAAAAATCTTCCGGCGTCCACTCGATATCCGAATCAATCCAAAAGATCTTCTTGTATGTGTATTTTCCACCGCCAACCTCGTTGGTCTTCCAGTTGTGACCATAGGAATCTGTCGCAACCTGTTCGCGGGTGCTTGGGATAAACGAACCAGACTTATGAAGCAGGTGATACGAGATCCCCTTCTCATTCAGCGCTCTGGTGGTGGCAACGAGACTTGTCACGTACTCTGGCACGAATGAGAACGCAGGTGTCGCAATCAAGACGTCGTAATGAATTACGTCAGCTTTTACTATAGGTAACTCTTTCATCACCATTCAAGTCCAATCCAAAAGAAGCATAGGTCAAGATCAAGTGACCTCTTGTCAAATCGGATACCTAAAGAGAAGTGTCTGAAGGAGTAACCGCAATGGAACCAACGGTTGCCCTTCTTCCCTAGCTTAGTCTCCTTATGCATCTTTCACCATTTTCTTGGGAATCTTTATCCCGGTCTTCTCATCTTGGTAGTAATCACCGTTGTAGTTGAATCCGGTGTCCTGAACACCGATAACCCATGCTTTGCCAGGAATCCTTAGGATCTTGACCATAACGTCAAGCACCTTGCTTTTCCACACGGGTAGCTCAACAACAACAAATACAGGAAGATCTTTTTTCTTCTTAGCCATCACACAACCATTCGACATTCTGGGCATAGCAACGCATCAAAACCAGTTGCTTCATCCGTCGCGTATCCTGATTGCGTAACTGGGACGGGAACAACGTTATTCTTGTCCCCACCGCATCTATCACAGGCAAGCGGGATAATCCACTCAACCTTCTTACCAGTTGAGATGCTATTGATGATTCCACGACTCAGAGCATGCATAGCTCCTGCACCCGCTGTCTTCCTTAGGAAGTATCGAGTGTCCTCTGCGTTAAGCACGGCTCGCATCTTCTTGCATGGGCACGTTAAGGCAGAAGGCTTACACGCAACTACTCCTGCGTAGACCGTATGCTTGACAACCGCGTGACCACAGATACAAATACGGGAATCTCTCTTTCTCGACTTGTTTTGCTCAGTCAGCTTGTTATCTGCCTCTAGAGCTTCCTCCATCGAGATACCCATCATCTCCAGTGCGTTAAGCTCTGACATTACTTAAGACCAAATGTCACATAAAGAATCATTATCCACAGGGCAGTCGTAAGTCCAAGCAGCCCATAGATGATCTTCTTCATTGCTGGATATTCGTCTCTTGCGTTCCATCCGTGCCAGACAACTACCGCTACACCAAGCATAGCAATAGCAATTGCAAACCAATCACTTTTTAATAACATCGTCTCTCCTAAACTAGTGCGTACGAGCAATAGTATCACAAAACTTAAGTAACATGCGCCAACATAGGCAAACTATTAGTCTTTATTTTTCAACAATATAACAAGGTAAACTATAAAAACTAAAGCCCCTAGGAGAAACTCTATACACGTAAACTAAATATAGTCTTCATTGTTATACTGTAAATATACTTTATATAGTTTTTAGGGCACTTACTAAGCAGATCTAAACATTTTCAACCACTTTTCTGCCTTAGTATGTCACCGAAGGCATACTAAGCAACTATCTATCTCCAGCTCTATCATTTCTACTTAGTATCTATTTATCTCTGCTTTCTCCATGCAACCCTATCTCAACTATATTTAGCATATCAACCACTTCCCTTTTTCTCTCTTTTCTCTTCGTTTTCTTCTTCTTATTCCAACTCGCGGTGAAGATTTCACGTTATTATCCTCCTATGTTTATACATTCCTCGCCCGCTCATATCAAGGCTATTAACCGTATGCAGGCGTGTACCTACACCGTTCGCACGCTCGTCGCGGAGCTAGAGGATCCAAAGACTCTTGACCTTAGGGCGGACCTAGCCATTCAGGCACAGGAGCTTCTTAACGAGGTTGTTCTGCTGTCCGACATGATAGCGGCTATAACCTGGAACGAACTTGACCAAAAAGCTCACCCGTCAGATAGAAGCAATAACAACTAAATATAGATAAGGAACAAAGTGCTCCATAAAGCTCACCGTGGGGGAGAGCACGAGACACACAGGCAAGGCAGGAAGAGTAATGTATCTTCCAGATTTTTTGCCACCCTTCTTCTAAGCGCTACGCTATATATACTAGGACAATCCTTCGCATATGCCGAGGAGGCAGCTCCTCCTGCGCCCGAGCAGGTCGTTGTCAGTCCCGCACAGCAGGCTGTCAACACCGCACTTACTGCCGCGGTGATTGCAGTCACCCAGGCGGCAACTGCATCCGACACCGCAACCGCCACCGTCGCTACCGCACAGGTAGCTGTCACTACATCTAACGCCGCTGTTGCCGCCGCGTCCACCGCTGTTCAAGCAGCGGTCACGGCGGTTGCCGAGGTTGCAAATACTACTCCCGTTGTAGCTACCGCCACTACGGTTGCTGAAACTGTAACGACCGCCGTAACACAGGTCGCTGCCGCAGTTGCGGCGATACCTGTTCCTCCCGTTATTCCAACACCAACACCAACACCAACACCAACACCAACACCTGTACCTGCAACTCCTATTGTACCTGCACCCGAGATTGCAATAGCCCAGGCAGCGGTTACCGCCGCAACAACTGTCGTAGAGACTGCGGCAACGACTGTCATAGCGGCTGCCAACACGATAGCTGCAGAGCCTATAGCAACAGTTCCTGCGGTCGTTACCGCGATTGCAACAGAGACTGCACAGGTAGCTACAGCGTCTACCGCCGTTCAAGCAGCGTCTACCGCTATAGCAACTGCAACGACAACTGTCGCGGCAGCAACAACAGCGGTAGCTGCTATCGCTCCTGCTACAACCGCTGCGCAGACGCAGTTGACCCAGGCAAACGTTGCAATCAACACCGCACAGGACGCAGTTAACGCATTAGCGGCAACCATCGGAGCTTCTACAAATGTTCTAGCAAATACAGACGACGCCGGTGTTCGCATGAACCTACCGTTTAACTTGCGCATGGGAAACACCGTCTACACAAACGTCTACGTTAGCTCTAACGCAACGATTACCTTTGGTGTTAACGAAGGACAAAACTACTACTCTACACCTAACGCACCTTCAATTTCTATCGCAGGGTACGACTGGACAACGTGGAGCGCTGGATCCGGAGTTACCTACTCGACAACAACTAATACCCTATCTATCGCGTGGGATGTTCGCCCATACCCACAAACTACAGCCGCTACACAGATGACGCAGATTAGATTTAACGCGGACGTTAACCCACGGGACGGTGCGTGGGCAGCGGATGTAAACGTTACAGGCTTAATTCCAAACGGCGCCCGCTTTAACGTAAGAGAAACTACCGGCGGAACAGTCACCGCTATAGCAGATACAAATCCAGGACCTGGATTTAATGGAAGAATCAGTCAAGGCGCCGCGTTTATACCGACCCCAGATCCAAGCACCGCTACTATTCAAGCAGCTATCGCCACCGCTAACACGCAGATCGCAGCACTTAACACTCAGATTACAGCGGTCGTTGCCCAAAACACAGCTAACGCAGTAGCGGCAGCAGCCATCGCTCCAGTTGCAACGGTCTCACAAAATACGGTTACCGCCTTGCAGACTGCGACTACAACATTAACTACTAAGACTGAATCACTTGCAACAGTTGCGGCCGCGGTTGAGGTTGTTGTTGCAGCGCCAGTTGCTATTGCAGCGGCACAAGCAGTTGTTACACAGGCAGTTACCGCCGCGGCTGCGGCAGAGGCTGCAAGAGTTTTAGCAGAGCAACAAGCCGCTCAACAAGCAGCAGCAGCAGCAGCAGCAGCAGCAGCAGCAGCAGCAGCAGCTAGTATCGTCGTACCAAACCCTCCATCAGTAGCTGCAGTTCCAGAACCCCCTGCACCAGAGCCAGTTCCCGTTCCTCCAACACCAGAACCCCCAGCTCCAACTCCTGAACCAGAAGTTCCAGCAGAGCCAACTCCTGAAGAGCCACCTACTCCTGCACCTGATCTTCCTGTAGAACCGGAGCCACCTGCGCCAGAGCCTGAAGTCCCTGCAGACCCAATTCCAGACCCTGGACCAGCAGTCGGCCCAGATGTCCCAGCAGACCCAGCGCCAGAGCCGCCAGTATCACCGGAAGAGCCACCAACGCCAGTAGAACCGCCAACGGAAGTGCCACCAACCGACGAACCAACAGAACCATCTCAACCTCCTGTCGTGCCAGAGCAGCCTCCGGCACCTGCACCAGATCCTATCCCATCTGCTAAGGAAACTACGACAGAAGCTCTTGCAGACGGAAAAGTTTCTGCAAGTGAAGCAAAGGCAGTCGGTGAATCACTTGCGGCTGATGGAAAAGTTTCTGTCGCGGAGATTAAGGAAGTCGTAGCTCAAATCTCCGGTGGAGGAGATCTGTCTGCGTCTGAGAAAACTGCGGTTGCCGCGGTGTTAGTTGCTGCGTTTACAAATAACGGAGATGCGGTGCCTGCCGCGGTTATGGCTGCAGCGGGTATCGAGTATAAAGATCTTCCTGCTGCAACTCCGGTTGAAGTTCGCACCGACTCCAGCGGAAATGAAGTTGTTATTACCGCCGAGGTCGCGGCTCGCATCGAGCTTGTTACAGATCCTGGAGCGCTAGTTGAGGCAATATTCACGGACCCTGGAGCGGCGCTTGAGGCACTCTCAAGCTTAGGCGCGGATATGTCAGCGGAGGAACGCGCGGAGTCTGAAAAGGCTATCGTTGCAGGTGTTATCGCGGCGGGTGTAGCAGTTCAAGCAGCCGCAGGTGCAGCGGTATCTGCCGCTACGACTTCAACAGGCGGCTCATCATCACGCGGTAGCTCATCTGGCGGCGGAGGAGCAGGAGCATCTAGCGACGGTAAAACTAAGAGAGTAAGTCGTCGTCGTACAACCAATAGAACATCAAAAAAGTAATATAGAATACGTTATCTAAGGAGCAAAATAATGAAAGATTTCTTACGTGACATGCTTGACCAAGTATGGACTGGCCTAGGCATGTTCGTAGCTTGGCTTGTTCTTGATGGATCAGCCAAGACAGTCACCGGCTACGCAATCATTGCTACTACTCTCCTTTGGGCAGCTACATACCCTCTTCGCAATCCTAAGGATAGTGACGAAGAGTAGATAATTCAGGAAGATCTTTCTTCTCTTAATTATAATAAATATGTAAAACCTGTATATAATCAAACCTGTTAACAAGTAACAGGAGAGATTACAGATGAAAAGACTTGTTGTATATGTAGTAAATGTTGATGAAGATGTAGCCGAGAAAGCATTTAACAATGCTGTCGAGGCTACTTCTCTTTTACCTTTTGTAGATATAAAGAAAAAAACAATTACCGTTGATCCACATGATGACTACCGTGGAATCGTTGCGTCGTTTGACTATGACCTATCTCTATCAGATCCTGATAACGCTAATATGAAAAAGGCATCCGTTGCGGTGCATGAAGCAATCCAGGCAATTATTAAATCCAACCTGTGGAATGTATCTGCAGCCCGCGTAATGACAGAATCAGGAACCCCACAATGAAAAAAGACTTTGAAGAGATTACCGAAAAGTACGCGGCTAAAATTGCGCCTCACCTTGATCTTGCAAAGAGAGCTTATGGCTTG